TTACTACATTACCTTCAAGAAAAGTAAGGTTATTTTCTACAATATAATCAACAGGTTGTATCTTACATGTTTTATAATGGTCACCCCCTACCTGTCTATCTGTAGCTATAATAGCTTCTTTCTCTAAGTTTATTTTCTTAAAATCTTTTTTATCTTTAACTGTTTCTTTTATTGCATCATCCATCATTCCCATATTTATTCCCCTATTTATTATTTAGTACTGCATTTATCTTTTGTCTTACAAATTTAATTTCTTTAGAGTGTATCACTTTATAAGCAAACTGTCTAGTATAATTAGAACTTAATCCTGCTTGTTCACAAATAAATTCAAAGTTATCACATGTAACTCCTGCACTACAAAAGAACCAAGCAATAGCTTTATCTCTATCCATAATAGATATAGAAGATTCATTCTTAACTTTAGGTTTAGTTGCATCTAACAAAGCTTGAAAGACAACAGCTAAAAAAAGATTTTTCTCTGCACTTTCTTGCTTGATATTCATACAAGAAGTTCTTATATTAAGATTATTACTTTTCATTTTCCATTATCTTATCTAACATCTCTATTGAATCTTGTGCTTCAGATGCTTTATGTACTAGCTCAATAATATCTTCTACAATTTTAGGATGTTCACCTACACCCACAGGATTACCTGTATGTAATTTAATATTAGCTATTGCTTTATCTCTTTCTGAAACATAATGTCCTTTTACTGCATCATAAATAAATTTTTTCATTTGTTACCTATATAAGTTAAGTTATTTCTTGAACGTCAGGAGTTCTTGCAACTTGCGTAAGAAATCTATTATGATTTGCATACTTAAATACACGTAACCCTTGACCACCATTAGCATCTTCCCAACATTTTCTTTTATGGCTACAGTAAACACACCCAATAGCAAGCTTCCTGTTACCAGACATACCATCAGCAACGTCACTATAACATTTAACAGGTGGTTTACCATCTCGCATAACATTTTTAAGATGTTTGACCCTATCTTTTGCATTAATCATCTCCACAGAATGTACTTTAGTTAAACAAATCTCACCATTTTGTTTATCAATAGCAAGAAAAGCAGCTTCATCTACACCATTACCTTCAGCATAAGCTGATATCTGAGGTATGTAACCAAAAGGGTCATCAGTAGATAGTCTATTTTCTTTAAACTTTAAAAAACTTTTACCAGAAGCACTCTTACAATCAACAAGAACATCATCTATAAAACAATCTTGATGTCCTTTAACTCCTTCAATGTCTATTTCTTTTTGTTGACCTGTAACTTTATGTCCTGCTAATCTAGAAAATAAAATTAATACTTCTTCTAGTAAATGACCATAGAAAAATTTAATTCTAAGTGAAGGACTTAAAGTTGTTTTCTTAACTTCTAAATTATTATCATACCATAGTTGCCTATCTGGTTTACCTATAGCTGATAGTCTTAAACTTCTTTTACTATTATGTTTTTCTTTTAATAAAATCTTTATTGTTTCTACAACACCTTCAGTAAAAGAATTTAAATGTTTATCTAAATCTTTTTCATCTATATTATTTTCTGTGTTTAAATCAAACAAAGAATATATATCATCTACTAAAGTATCTATATTTTTTTTCATATAATTAAATATGGCAGCAGAAATATAATATAACTACTGCCATAGTCCTTTATTTAATTGTTAAGCAAACGATACTTCAGAATCTTCCTTAGCTACAAAGCCATCAGGAACTACATCAAAGGCATCTTCCATATCATTTTGATAAGGTATTAAGTTAGTTACCTGTACAGCTCTTAAGTCTGCATTAGTACCAGACCTTCCTTTGAACTCCCATTGATAAGTAGAGTATAACACACTAACTTCAGAACCATTACCTATTAGTGTATCTTTCATGTTTCTCTTTTGAGAATCCATAAGAGTAGGTTTGGTATTAAAATCACCATTCTTTCTTCTTACGTTTCTTTTAATGCTAACAAAGTCTCCTCTGTCATCACCTTTATTTTTAATAGTTAGACCATCAGTCTCAGCTATCTTTTTATTCTTAGCATCTAAACTAACATCTATACTGTATACTCCATCACTATCAAATGTAGTGTTTGGATTTACTATTGAAGCCCAATAGGCTTTTCCCTGTATTACGGACATATAAGTCTCCTTTCATTGTTAAAAATATAATTATAGCATACATCTATAATGTATGTCAAGTCTTTTGTTTAAAAGCTTTTATAACGTCTGAAGAAAAAAGCTTTTGTAAATTTAATAAGTACATCCTTGATGCATTATTATCTCCCCCTGATACCGACTTCTTTTTATCTAAGTTTTTTATTATCCTCCTTAAATTATCTGTGTTAAAAACTAATGTTGCAAATGTTTCTTCACCAATACAAAGATTATGAAACCAATAGTCAGATGTTGTAGCATCTATTCCACTAGGTTTACCATAGCTTTGATATTCTATTGCTATGTTACCTGTTCTCTGCCACATATCTCTTTCTGATTTAACTTCAATCTTTTTATCTTGTAACATATCAGCTACATCTTTTTCTCTTACCTTACCATACTGTAAATCAATATCAAACTTTTTTCGATTATCAATACTAGGTTCTAGTGAGTTTCTGCCCATGTTTTTCCTACCTTATATTCGTTATCTAATGGACAACGCATTTGTAATTGCTTCTCAGTATCCTTCATAGCATACTTAGTTATCTTACAAAATGATTGCACATCTTTATTTACAACTTCAAATTGATATTCATCATGTACACTAGCTACTAACTTCACATCTAATTTAGATGCATTAGTTCTTTTCATAATGTTTACCAACCATAACTTACACACTACAGCTCCTGCTCCTTGTATTAATGTATTAAGAGCTGAGTGTGGACTACGTGTACGCAATAACCTCCCATCAATGCCTTTTATGATACCATGTTTTTCAGCAGTGCTAGTTACAATATCACGTACACGTTTAAGTGAAGGCATACTCTTAAGAAATCTATCTATCAGTACCTTCCCTTCCTTTGAACCTCCTCCAACTACTTGTCCTATCTTAGCAGGACCTGCACCATACATAAAAGCATATATAAATGTCTTAGCTTGGTCTCTATCTGTAAGACCTGCCATCTTCATATTATGTGTATGTATATCGCCATTTAGTAGGGTCTCGGTAAACTTATTATCATTCATTAAATGAGCAAGACATCTTAGTTCTAGTCCACTAGCATCCGTACCCACTACAGAATGAGTTGTTGTATTACCTACTGTCCAACAGTCTCGACATTCCTTACCATAAGGAGACCTTACAGCAGGTATCTGAGCCATATTAGGACTGTTGTGTGCCATTCTACCTGTTACAGTTTTTAATGTCATTACTCTACCATGCACTCGACCAGTCTTATCGTTAAATAATTTTATCCATGACTTGATTTGTGCAACACGTTTTTGTAATAAGAAAAATCTTAAAAACTTTTTAGCTTGTGGCATATCTATAGTAGCTAATACTTCTTCATTAATAATTACATTACCTTTATCTGTATATTTCTTAGGCTTCCAACCAATATTCATAAGTCTATCAGCTATCTGCTGTCGTGAACCTATATTAAAAGGTATGTGTTTAGTCTTTGTCTTTAGTTCTACTTTTGTAGGCTCAAATTCTTTTAATGACCAAGCTTCTAACTCTTGAGCTTCGTCTGATAGTTGACCAAGTAATAGCATAGCTTTTTGTATATCTAATGCAAAGCCATTCTTTTCTTGTTGGTCAATGATAACTCTAACCTGATGTTCTAAATCAATAGAAGACCTAGAAAAACCTTTGCCTTCTTTCTTAAGATAGTCATATAACTTATGTGTTATATCTACATCTTGCATACAGTATCTTTTTAATTCTTCTGTGTACTTTCCAAAGGATTCTATATCACCTTTAGGAAACTTAAACCTGTCTCCCCAAGCACGTAGTCCATGACCACCATCTCTTATTGGATTAAATAATTGTGATAGTATTAATGTATCTAATACCTGTGATGGTTTAATATCTGTGCCTAGTAGTCTATTCATTACAGGTGCATCAAATGATAAGCCATTGTGCATAATGTATTGGTCAATATTTTTAGACCAATTCTTAAACACATGCATATTGCTTGGGTCAAATACTGTAGATACATTTGTCTCAATATCTTTAGCAACAATACAGTTTACTACTTTAGCATCTATCTGGTCTGTTTCTATATCAAGCACTACTTTCAAAATCTATCTCCCTTTGTTTGTCATTCTCTTGTTCTTCTTTTGGTAAATATACTAGATGAAAAGCACCACAGTTAGGACAAGTTAAATTTGTTACCATACTATATCCTTCTTCATCTTCAGTATCATGGTCTCCTCCCCATGTTAATTCTGTATCACAATGCCAACACTTCATTTATACCTCGTTTCCCCAGACATCCCAACCTTCGGTTTTCTGTCTAGCAAATAATTCTATACGTGGTAAATCACCACATAATTTTACAATTCTATCTCTTACACAATTTGGTTTCTTAGAATGATTTTCTATTGGTTCGTATACTATTTGATGTACACTACTAGAAACTCTTTTTGGTTTTCCTTTAGTGGCAAGTAAACATATTTCATTATTTGACCTTGTCCAATAACCTAAACCCCAAAATAAGCTATCACTTTTTTTATTTCTTTTCATCCAACTAAAACCACAAGTCTTGTATGTAAATCCCCAATCAGTTATTGTTTTTAATCCTTGAATTAAACAAGGATATGTTACCCATAAAAATAATATTGAATTATCTTTTGCTATATCTGATACAGGTAAATTACTTATATCTTTTTCACTCATACATGAGTAATGTTTTTCAGGACTTTTATCTTTTCCTTTATCAGAATAAGTTTTAAAAGACCAAGGTGGGTCAGCATATATAATATCATATTTTTTATTTGGAAACATTAGAATGGTACCTCTTCATTATTACTATCATTATACTCTGCTTCGAAAGGATTGTCAACCTCTGTTAATCTACCTGTATCTTTATTATAATGTAAGTGAGATGTTACACCTGTCTCACCTGTGTACCTATTCTTTAATATACGTATGACTGTAGTATTAGCTTCATCTCCTTCTGCTTGTTGATTTCTTTCTAGTCCTATTACACTATCAGATAAGTGAGCAATAGACGCAGAACCTCTGAGATGTGACAACGTAATCTCTTTACCATTCTCATGTCCAGAGTCACCTGCAGGTCTACGTAAGTGAGATACAAGTAGTAAACCTATACCTGTTTGTTCTACAAGAGAACGCAGCTTAGTCATTAAGACATCAATAGATTTTCTTTCATCTCCTTCTTCCTGACCTGATACAAGTATAGATAAATGGTCTATAAATATCCACTTACATTCTAATGCTTGTGCCATGTACCTAACCCTAGCAAGTATCTCGTCATTACTAATAGAACCGAAGTGGTCAAAGGCAAAGAACCTACCTGTATCTATAGTATCTTTTTGCCACTTGTCTAATTGTTCTTGTGTATAGTTCTTTCTTATTTCTTTTATATACAATCTAGCATTAGCTTCAACAGACATAATATTAAATGCTGTATTCTTAACACTCTCTTCTAATGCTAGTATGCCTATGTTATGATTCGTATTCTTAAACAAATGATACATAAGCTCTCTCATAATAGAGGACTTACCCATACCTGCACCACTTGTAAATGTTATTAGTTCTCCTGTTCTCATTCCATAAGTTTTCTCGTTCATCTTACTCCAAGGAAACAAACATGTCTCACAGTATTCCTCAGTAAATAATGAAGAACCTAACTGTTGTAGGTTCATAATCCCTGCAGGAGTATAAGGTTGTGCTGACCACCAGGCTTGGTTAAAGGCTTGGCTTTTACCCATCTTTAGGTATTCGTTAGCATCCTTATACTCCAGAGAGACCACCTTGCACTTGTTCGGAGAAAACAATTGAGCAACTTGGTTGGAAGCTTTCCTTCCTTGTTCATCCATATCAAAACATATTACAATATTCTCAAAGCTATCGAGATATTCAAAGGCAGATTTACAATCTCGTAAAGCTCCCCCTGCTCCTGTCTTGATAGAAACAGATGCCCACTTACTACCCATCAACTGATAGGCAGACATAGCATCTACTTCTCCTTCTGTAATAGTAACATACTTACCACCAGAAGGAAATAAATTCTGTCCAAATAATATAGCATCTTGTATAGAACCTTCAGTCCACATTTGTTTTGTAGATGTGTTTCTTACTTTGTTAGCTACATGGTTTCCATTCATATCAAAGTATTCATAGATATGTTTTGTTGTTACTGTACCATCTTTAGTAATCTTTGTCTTGTATTTTTCTGCAGTATCTTTTGTTATCTTTCTTTCTATTATGTCTGCGTACATACCTTCTTTACTTAAAGGCTTTGCTTCTACCACAGGCATAGGTGTTACTGTGTTCATATCTTTTTCCTCTCCAAATCTAGTGTTACAAGAAAAGCAATAGCTATGTCCTTTTGAGTGTTGTACTTTAGCATCACTCGAACCACACTTAGGACAAGCTCCTCTGTCTAGCCATTTACTTGAATGCATGTTATATCCTAATTGTTATCGTTTAATTTACTTTCATATAAACTTTCAGCTAAGTCAATGTGTTCTGACATTACAGTATCAGTATCATGTTTAGCTAATCGTTTAGCTTCTGATTCGTCAAAGCCTTCGCTTTTATATTCTCTATAGTATTTCTTGAATAAAGTTTTTTGTTCTTTATCCCATAAGTTTTTAGCCATTAGTCTTCTCCTTTTTTAAAGTGTAATGCATCTGGATTCTCAACCCAACCTACAAATTCTTTGTCTGTTTTTAGTTTGTAATTTTCTTCTGTCAACTCTTTGACTCTAATCATTAATGTTTTATTTTGTTTTTGTAATTCATATATATTTCTTTTATATACTTTTTCTAAATCTTTATTCATATTATAACCTCATTAGTAAATATGCTATTAGTATTATAAACATTCCTATTATTAATCCTAAACAAAAAGCATGTATTAAACCTAACTCTATCATTGAACACTCATTAGTATCATATTATCTTCTATTAAAGGTATTATAGGTAATGCATT